TAGGATGCCGTGGTCTCTTGTATATACTTCAAAGTCCATGGATCCTATAAATTGTTTGCTAACAGCCACCACCCCATAGTCCATGCAATTCCAAAACTGGAGATTATAAAGGTCCATATCTGGAGTTGGGGTTTGTGGTTCAGAAGTAAAAGCACTAATAGGTAGTTTATCATAAAGAGCACCGTAGTCAGGCAGATAAGTTTCAAAATAGAAAGCTCTACCTGGAATAGACTTTGCTGTAACCCAGACACCTTTTACAAACTCTCCATGTCCATCTTCTCCATCTCTTAAATATTCTTTTCGCACCCAAACATCAACCGAGGGTAAATTAACAACTAATGTAGACATCTATGTATAAATCAACCCCAATCTGTAACCGTTCACTCTATCGTATGTAAGAACTTCTTTTCTGTTTGCATCACCAACGTATGATACATGCACCCAACCAGAGCTCGGACCTTTGGCTCTTTCATAACATTCTAAAATTAACTGATCGAAATTTATATCGTTT